GTCTATTCTAAATTTAAGTTCGTCTTTTAATATCTTTTCAGAGCTAGAAAAAGAATAAGGTCCTTTTAAAACTGCTACTCCTCTTCTATCTAATGCCACAGCCCTTCTCCTTGGAGCTATAGAAGGAGAGTTAGGATCATTTTCAATCTTTATTATATACAGTGTATTTCTATCTGTAGTATACTGTTCATCTGAGGTGGATTCCTTTACTCCTAATCCGGTACCGTCGTATACTTTTTCTCTATCTTCTTTGCTAAGTCCTGTCTGACTGTCTTGTCCGTCTCCTAAGAATCTGTCCCAGTATTGTCCTACACCAGGAGGGCCTGTTATCCCGTCAGCTGTTGAGGTATGGTCGGTGTTACATCTATATTTTAATGTTTCATATGTAACAATGTCATCTACAAAATAGTCGATGCCTACTCCCCATAGTCCTCTATCTTTACCTCCGCTACTACCTGCACCGGTGTTATTTCCTGTTCCAAAAAACGCTTCATTTACATCTTGTTCAAGAGTAGTTGTATGCTCTTCACCGTCGTTTAGTTTTCTTCTAAAGCTACCAGCGAATAGACTTCTGTTGGAAAGATCATTAGGGTCTAATAGTCTTGGATCTATTACTCTAGCTCTTTGGTCATCTGGTGCGTCTGGGTTGTTAACACAATGGTCTACTAATCTATCTAATTGTTTAAGTCTATCTATTAGAGGGTCGAATATACCCTGTGTTGAAGATAGTACATCACCAATAGAAACAACATCATCTTCTAGTACCTCAACCATCTTTCTTGTAAAAACAAGTAGGTTAGATTGAGCTTGTATAACCCCAACAGGAACAGATACTATTACCCCTCCTGCTGGACCTGGTGGTGTACCTATAGTAGACGGTAGTGGTAAATGGGACAGTATCTCTACTATAACTTTACCTGCTACTATAGCTGGTTCTAACGTTTGAGGTATTGTATTAAACTTCTGTATCTTTTGATCAAAGCTATTAGCAAGAGTTTCTATAGATTGTTTTTGCTTTATAATTCTATTTAAAGTCTCAGGTGGTGGACACTTTCTAAGTAATTCATTTATTATCGTATTCAATTTATCGTTAGCATATCTATATATAGCTGCTTCTATTCGTCCCATTTGTGATGATACGAAAGTTACTAAATTACTTTTAAAATCTTTTAATAAAGCGTGTGGCATTATTCAGTGAATACTTTTCTTGATTTTAATATAGATTTACCACCGGGGTTAATCTGAGACATAAGACTGTCCGTAACTGATTCTAATACGAATCCTTCTACGTTTAGTTTAGGTATAGGTTTCATATCTACAGTCTTAGCTTTTTGCATAGCTTTCGCTACTCTTTTTAATTCCTCTAACAGTTGATTTAGCCAACCCTCTAGTGAATCTCCTAGTATTACTGGTTGTAGTTCTTTTTTTGCTCTACCTCCTAAGTATACTTTTTCTGCATCTAATCCAACAGAAGTATCAGCATCTATACCTGCTTCTTTAGCAGTAACACTAAAAATATTTTCTGCAGATATATTTATATCTTCTTCTTTAGCATTAAAGAATAATCTACCTGCATTAACTACTACTTGTGTTCCTTTATATTGATCAGCTCTTACCGGAGCATTTACTAGTGCTTCATATTTGTCCCTGACCTGTTCTAAAGGCACTCTATGATCAGATGTCATGTATATAGAAGAAAAATCTTCGTTTACATTTTCTATAATGTGCTGTAATCCGTCTCCAACATCTTCTTGTCCGTTAGAAAAAATAGTTAAAGGTAGTCCGTTATTGGAGTCGTCTGTAAGTATACCCTTATCTGATTTATATCCGGACATTCTTATTGACTGTCCTTGTCTACCCTCTACTAGAATATCACCAGGAAAGGGTTGCATCGGATTTATATCTTTCAACTCTTCTACATTTTCACCTAAATCTAAGTTATCGTCATCTTTAGACGGTGAGGCATTATGATTAGGAGCATTCCATAAACCTACTATCTGTGTGTAGTATTGTTTTTGTGCAATTCTTTTAGACTCTTCTTCCTTTATTTCTTTTGTTGGTGCAGACTGTATAAGCACTATTTCGTTTAGTAGAGGAAAAACTCTTACGGTATTGTTAAGAGGAAATGCTGCAGGTAGCTGTTTCGTATCATCGTAGTTATAATTTCTTCCAACTACTTCATATTTAATCACACCAATAGCATTTTCACCACCATACTTTTCAGCCTCTTCATGGCTTGTATCTAGAATGATATCTTTTACTCTAGCTTGTAGAAAAGTCTCTTGACTGATATTATTAGTAGAATCAGTAGAACTGTTGCCTGCTTGAGGATTCTTTTTATTACTCATCTTCAGTATCTTCCTTATCCTCTACTTGTTCTATATTTTCCTCTAATTCATCTTGTTCTTCTAATAAGTCTTGAAGTTCTGATAAATCAAACATACCGTCTCCTTCTCCTTTAGATGCTGCTGTCTCTATACGTTGAATTACCGTCGCTAATTTAATCAAATGCTCGTCATTCTTTACACCTATCTCCATGTATTCTTTTATCATAGGTACAATAAGAGTAGCGTCTCCAATGTTTTCAATTAGAGGTTTTAATTCGCCTATAAGAGCTTTTACTTGTGCTCTAGTACTTGTTGAGTTATTGTGGATTTCTGAAAAAAGATCTGATAATGTCTTTCCTTCAAATATTTCTTTATCTAAGCTCATAATATTTCTTTATTATAAATAGATTTAGATGTTATTCTGGGAAAGTAAACCTTGGTCGTAGAGTTTTTGGTAGTTTTCTTTAAAGTCTTCTTTGAGAACTGTTATGACTTTTGTAAGTTGAGGTGTTTCACAGTCGGTCATCTCTCTTATGTAGATGTAAAGTGCTTTTTTCTTAAAGATATCAAGGTCGTGTCTTGTTCTAAATATAGTTAAAACAGCGTCAGCTATTTGAATATCGGAATCTTTCATAAACAACTCATCTATCCTTATATAGACTGAGTCTATCCATGTATTCATAAAATTACTTAAAGTCTTACCTGATGGTGAATCTAAATCTATATCTTGATCGTAACTTTCTTCTATATCGTCAAAGGATCCTATCTGTTTTAGCTTTTTATAGTTCTTATTGTTGTAGTTTATCAACCACCTCTTTACTATGGTACCGAAATAAGAGTATGCTTTTGCTCCATTAGTAGGATCAAACTTCATTATCTTTTCTTCGTACAGCATAGATACTATTTCATGCTTTAAGTCTTCTATTTTATCTACATCTGTGTAGTAGAACTTAAAAGTATGTATAATATTCTCTGCTAACTTGTAAAAAGGGTAGTATATATGATCAGTAAAGATACGTTGTTTATAAGCGTGATCGTCTGATGTGTTAAATTTTACTATGTATTCTTCTGTCTCGGTTGTAAAGTAATTAGCTTTCGATTTCTTCCTTGCCATAATTTTCGGGGAGCATATATGTGTTCAGCTCGTCTTGTACGTATTTCATTTGGTTAAAAAATTCACCAACCTCATCGTCACTTTGAAAGACCCCCTTTTCATCGAGATTTTGTAGGTGTTCCTTACCTTTACCTACTGCATCGGAGATATTTTGAAGATATCTGACTTGATCCTGTACTATATCTTCGTATTTCTCTACTTTAATCATTAGGTTTCTAAGAATATATAACATTATTCCTAGAATTCCAACTAAAACTGCAATAATTATGTTGTAAGTTGTAAAAATTTCTGTCATTATAAGTTTTTTAGTGTTTTTGCAAGGGCTTCTGAAGAATTTACCGTTCTACCGGTCGAAGACTTGCTTTTTTGCGTTTTAGGAGCTGAAGAACCGCCGTTTCTCTTCCACATATCGTATTCTGCTTTAGAAGCAAGGAAGTCGGCAGCGTGTAGTATGGAGACAATTGATGTTTTCTGTCTGGATGACTCAACGTTACTAAAGAAGTAAGCTTCATTGGCTTTATCGAATACACCATCGTGTAGTCTAATACCTAGATACTCTTTTTGTGATACCTCTATACCGAATTTCTGTAATATAAACAGTGATCTATCTGGAATCAGCATAAAATCTAAGTCTGGATTGTAAGTATACATCTCTGATAGCTTATCCTGACGCCATTTATCGGTCTGAGGTATGTAGTTAGGTTTATCTCCGTCACCTATTTTACCTAAATCGTGGAACAGAGCGGCAAAAACAAGTTCTTCTTCGGTGTAATCTATTGTTCCACCCATTTCTTGATATAACCTGGACTGTTTTACCGCATATTCCACTACCCTATTGACATGATCAACGTAACCACCTGCGAATGCATTGTGGTACCAAGATCTACCACTAGCTGGAGCCATTACGTAAGTCTCTTCTAGGTGTTTTAACATGTCTAGAACCTTAACCTTACGGTCTCCAATGTAAGTATCAATTATCTTAAGGTGTTTTTGATAATTTTTCCATATATCTCCCGCTGATAATGCCATATTAGATTAATTTTTATAATTTATTATATATATTTATATACTTATATATTACTTATTATATATTTTTCTATATTTTCTTAATATATAAATTAAGATAATGATTTTTCTCCAAAGAATCAACTATTTCACAATAAATTTTTCGGAATATTTTGAAATTTTTGAATTCATACCTGCATCCCAAAAGACTTCCATGTAAACTATAACTGTATCTCCGATCATTTCTGGTGGAAACGGCCCAACTACACGTCTTGATCTTAGATTATCACCTGATTCTGAAAAATATACACTAGATTCCTGTATTACATCTACAACTAAGCCGGAACTTTCAAGAACCCAAGTACTATTACTGTAGAGTTCTGCTGAAACTACGCCTATACCGTTGTAGTGGTATTCCGGATTAACTTTAGACGCTATAAGATCTATAGAAAAGTACGGTAAGTACTCTTTATCCCAATCTAACTCTATACTATAGTACCCATTCTCTCCCTTTTCTACGGGAAATACCATTTGAGCATCACATCCACCCGGGCAAGTGTCGGGGGTGAGAGGGGTTTTGGTGCAGGCGTGTGTAAAAACAATTAATAAAAGCACGACCGCCGCGCGAAACGCGCGCAAGTTGCCCAGCGAATTATTCATCATCATTCATTTTATAAGGTTCACCTATTCTTTCTACGACAGCTTTAGCTTCATTTACAGATACATTAAAGAACTCTTTATTCTTATTTACTCTAAAGCCGTTATCTTCTAAATACTTATGTACTTGTTTTTCAACATCGTGTGCATTGAAGCATGGAAAAGCCCATTCAACGACGAAGTCCATAGCCACACCCGTACCGGCATTGATTTGTTTTACCCTTTCCGACGGCTTGTTCTTAGTAAAGCCAATCTTACATAGGCCGGGCATTGTAGGATTAGTTAATACATACACCCATTGACTTCCAACCATTCCTTTTGGTATCTGGATCTTCTTAGGACGATTTGTATAATACGTTACATCTTCATAGCCTTCTAAGGCCATCTGAGGATCAGCAGAAGGTGTAATTGTGAAATATACAGCTTCGGCACCGGTTAGGTCGTCATCGGCTTTGATTAGACCTTGAGCATATTCTTCAGTAATTCTTTTTAACCCCATAATTGTAATTGTTTTCCGTATAACTCAGGCTTTGTAATCTTATAAGCAGATGTAACCTTTCTTGTAGGCCTAAACTCCTCACCTTTATTATCAACTAATTTTCCATCTATAACAGCAAAAGCATGCTTACTTACAGTTACTATATACGAACCCTTAGGGTTATCTTTAATAAAGGATTTAACAGACTTCTTTCTAGCTATTTCCTCTCCACGCAACTTATAATAGTTCTTTATACTAGCACCTCTTAGGCTCTTTACACCATATACTGTATTCCCAACCTCTAGGCCTTCTCTTTGAGCTCTTTCCATAGTAGATACTAAATCATCCAGGCTAACACCTTTCTTATGATCTCTATTAAAACTAATAGTAGCTACACTATGTGCAGTATCGTAATCTTGTCCCGTTGCAGCAGCTAATGCTCTTACAAAACAATCATTAGTCTCGTTTTTTGCTATTTGTGAATTTGATAATCCTTTGATTACCTTGTGTGATAAATTTAACATAACCTTTTTATTTTAATATTATACCTTAATATAAGAACTTTCCGGCAGGATTCCAACTAAATTAACAACTTTTTTTCGGGGAATTCCGGTGCTTCTAATAGTAAATCTTGAAATTTCTTAATAATAAAGCATTTTTCATACTCTTCTATCTCTTCAAAAAAGATTCTTAAGTTATCTAAACTTAAAAACGCACTACCTTTTTCAAAAGATTCACCAATTCTATATATAGATTCTAGAGTTACTTTCTCAATTCTTGTAAGATATCAGTATAATTTATTAAAATATTTGTATTGAACCATTTTTCTTACCTTTTTATACTGCTTAGGATACTGCTTTTTGTACATAGTATCCATAATATG